AACATCGCCTGGTACAACAATTGGTGCCTGTACTGATTTCTCTGCTGCTTCCATCGCAAGTAATGCGAACCTATTACGAAGCAGTTGGATACCTAGTACGTCATCAAATTGACCACGCATCTCTCCATCTAGTGATGGACGTTTTGCAACTATCACCTGCATCTTGCCTAGCGGATTCTTAGCCTGAGATAAAATTAAATTATTCCGTGATGGAATAAATATTGTTGATTGCTCTTTATCGTAATAACGAACAATATCAATACGTGCATCCAGGTTCTGCTCATAACGGTCAGGCCCTAGTAATTGAATCTCAAACTCAGGATACTGTGCTACCAGTTCTGCGAGTGTTAGTGAGTACTTCTTTGCAAAGGCAATACAGCGTCCGTAGCGGTCAAATTCTGGGTAAGCCCCAATCGGACTTTCTATTCGGATACGCGGTAGCCCTGCTTCTTCGTCTAATTCAACAATGAATGGGACGAAACCAAATGTAATGTATTGGTCTGCACCTTGATACATCTGCACTTGTAAATCTGAATTACTAAAATAATTTGTTGCAATACGTGTTCGCTTGTCAGCAAAGACTCTTGCTCTATCTGATACTTGATTTGCAGCAGAACAGTTTACCGCTGGAAGAGGCGCCATAACTTCCGAAAGGTCACGGGCAACAATGTCGATAAAGTTTGCAACAACATTTGCATCCACCCCTTCTGGAAAGAATTCAGGATATACCTGTGATATCTGTCCTTTACGAACAGCAAGAACGTCTAGTTGTCTGCGGTCTCGTTCTGTTGAACGGGCACGTAAAGACTCTACCCTCGCTGCAATTTGACTAATTGATAACATTATATCCTAACGATAGAAAAATTAATTAATTACCACGTATTGATTTATTAGCAGCCTTAAGTCCACGCTTGCTTGTATTAATTGATTCTGCGTTTTCTTTTTTTACCTGTTTTGCGCCAGATGTTGGGCCAAAAGGAGCATTAGTTTTTTTCATTTTAGTAGAAGGAACTATTTTTACACTTGGACTTACATTAAAATGTAATTTAGGATGAGCACTAGAAGGAATGGCTGAAATTGTATTACGATACACTGGGGCTACTTGTTTTGCGCCAGCACCAGTAATACCGCCTACTGCTCTTGTTGCGAGTTTTTTTGCTACTGCTCTAGCAGCAATACCTGCTGCAATCATTGGAAGTGCCATTGTATTATCCTTATCCGTATGTTTCAGCCCATTGCTCTGAAAAGGCTTCGTCTAGATTGATTGTGTATCTTTGCGCTGATTGTGCTCTTGTGGTCCATCTATTAGATGAAAACTTTTGTAAGTGATTTGTCTGTTGCATAAACTCCCGTGCTCTAAGCACAGCAAACCATAATGCCATAACACAGTCGGTTTTGCCTCTGGTGTTAGGTTTCCAAGTAATCAACTGTTGAGTAAGGGACTTAAGTCCTTCAGAGTCAGTAGTAGATGGGAATTCAATCATATTATTTTTTTGGAACTTTTCTTCTCGTATGGTTCCAAGCAGGGTAGACATAGATGCTACACCGAAAGATGCGTCCCACTTATTTTTATTAGTAACATGAGATTCAAGTCTTACGCCATACATACCAAGCCATTGCCGTAAGTCATCATCTAATGAGTATGCCTTCTGATGGGCGTTGATTTCTACTCTTAATTCTTGTGGCTTGTATTTCAATACAAGTTCTTCTATCGTACTTCTAATTTTTTGGGGGTTAGGTTCTGCCATGTTAACGCAGTCTAAAACATATATCCTAGAATCAGTTCTATTGTAAGTAACTGCTACAAAGGCTGCATGTGCCTTATCACCCATAGCAGGGTCAAATCCAATAATTGTGTAACCTTCGACATTAGTCGGATGTCCCACCGCGCCTTGGCGCAATGGACCTTTTCTTCTTTGACCATTAGTGCTGCCTTGCACCAAAGCGGGTGGGAAGATAGAATCTTCTTCGACATCCTCCTGCTGATATACCAAAGCCCATGTTGCTGGTGTTACCTCACTGCGTCTTTTCTTTAATGCTAAACCATCCCATTTCGGGAAGAGTCCTTCTTCGTCAGGTACCTCAGAATCCCCATCCCACGGAAGGTCCGATTTAGGCCAGAGCGTCTTCCAGTCTTTAGGGTCTTCTGAATACTCCAGAACAGCAGGCATGCCCATATAAGTAAAAGGGCTTTTACCACCAGACCAGTGCTTGGTCTCGCGGAGTTCTTTATAGAAGTCTTGTGCGGCAATTCGTGTCCCTACGATTAGTAACTTACCATTTTTACCCAGACGGGTAATAACTTCTTTTTGTAACCAGTTAATTTGTTTTTCCCATTCATGGGCGTTGGCTGTAGTAATACAGTCATCAAGAATGATGAGGTCAGCACGTGCTCCATAAATCTGCCCACCCATACCAAGTGCTTGGATGGTGGGGTCCTTCTCGCTAGAATTTCTAGCATCGCTCCCAAGGTAAACGGTGTCAACTCGCCAAGTGTCTGAATCCTCTTTCCAACCACCTTCGGGGCCAAAAGTTGTTTGCAACTTTAACCAGCGTGGATGTGAGAGTCTCTGCTTGATTGCGTACACGAACTCACGTGCTTTGACTAGCGTTTTAGAAACCACAATAATGCGGACATTAGGATTGAGAGCGATACGGTATGTGGAGTAGTTTACTGTGACTACCGTACTCTTAGCATGCTCAGGTGGCACGTTAACTAATAGACGGGTTGGGTCAGCCTTCTCGTAAACCATACTAGGGTGTAGCCATGAAGGCTCTCTGTCCTCTAGTAAGTCAATCCAATCTTGATGGTGTGGAAATAATCTTTGATTTAAGAATATCTCAGAAAACTTTGGGAAATCTATTTCTTCTTTTGGGATACCTAGGGCTGCTAAAGAAGCATCCTTTGCGGTTGCCTTAGCCTCTGTTAGGTCGGCTGCAAATTTTTTATCCCTAAGCATCCATATTCTAACAGTGTCAGGTTTTTTGCCGCACATCTCCATAGCCTTATGGACCGAGTGGCCTTCAGCCACGAGGGCTAATACTTTAGCCTTTGCTCCTGCCATAGCATGGGTTCTGGGGTTATTACCCCCTTTTTCAAAACTCATAATCCTGTCCCGTTTTCATTAGTTGTAACAGTTATTAGATACAGCCTGTAACGCAAGTCCCCCAAGGACTTGCTACTGTTAAGAAAAGAAACAGCCTCTATATAGTATAATCTGTCCAAACAGGTAAAACGGACGTTTTACTTTAAAGTATTTTTTAAAGCATGCAAAAAATCTATACAAAATAGGACAAACTGGGACTAGTATGGGGTATATACTTTGTACGGGAAAATCTTTGTTGCTGATACATATACTTACTCAGCCCAGTATTAATCAGTCTGGGGTCAAGATTAGAACAGTATAAGACATTACAGAGCCTACTTGTACAGTACAGAAGGACGCTGAGCGGACAGCAGTCTTCGGCGCCAGTAAAAACAAATGGGCGCCTCAGTTAAAACTAAAAACAAAACGTCAGTGGCTGGCAGGTGGTACCTGCTTGACGCACCGCCCAGCAGAAGGTTGTTAGATGGCGTGTCTAAAGCCACGCCCGTCTAACCAAGCAGGCGTTCCAAGGAACGCCGAACCTTTAATGCTGGCTTTGATATTGCGATGGTGCCTCAAGCGTATTGGTATTGTCAAATCGCCTAACGGCGATTGTCGCCCATGCTTGTCTGGCCTAAGCCAGACTGGGCAAGAGTGACAACACCAATATGCAATCGGCATATTTACCAAGTTGGTAGATATAGAAAAGGAGATAGACATGAGTAAAACAACTGATGACTTCATCGTTCAAAACCAACTTACCCTTATGAACGATTGTTTCTATTGTTTACAACTTAACGAACTATGTGGTGATTGCATCGAGGCAAAAGAAGCCCGTGATGCAATCATTGCTAACCAGATGGTTGATGAAGGTATGGATATATACAGGTACGAACCTATGTATACAAGCCTTAGTAAGATTCAAGACGAGCCATCTGGTCATGACTGGACTGAGCGAGCCAGCGAACTACGTGAACAAACAACCTGGCTCGTTGATAGAATCTTCGTACTTGAGGATTCTATAGAACTAACTACCCATGAGTGTATCTGCTCAGTATGCCACTACACAATCAACAAGCACGCAGTGTGCCCTAACTGCAACTAACAATCAATCAAACGGTTTCCCCTCTAACAAGTGATAGGGGAA